GGCATTTTTTAACCAGGTGTATAATCATTCTATTTATGTAAGTAGGACAGGAACATTCCCTGGTGGTACAACACAAATGTATATGGATTTATTAAATATTTCGGGCGGATATTTATCCACATCAATCAACACAATAACATTATCAAGTGGATTAAATAGATTTAATTACAATACTACATTAAACAATTCAAGCGTAGGATTAATAAGCGCATATATTTTCATCACTAATTTCATTAATGGTAATGTTTATGATTTTGTTTTGAATGTAGGATTGCCACAGGTGAGTTTGGGCAATACATTAAATGCACCAATACAAACCACAGGAACGGCCAGGAATGCACAGGCCATTAATTTTGTTCCCAATGGATTATCATTTATTGCATCCACAGGTGTTACAACGGCCAACAATGCGGATACACCAATTGCCGGTATTCAATCCACATTAATCACCAAATCATTGGCAGGTAGTGGATATGCCGCAGTTCAACAATGTTTACAACAATTGCCGATTGGTTCCACCACATACACTATTAGCCGATATTTTAAATATAATGGGGTGGATTTTGCCACATCAATGGAATTCAATAATATTTCCCAATGGGGCAATATAAATTGGAGATGTAGATTTAATATAACATCCACAGGTGTTACAATTATATCGGTAACAAGTTGTTCAGCATCCGTAACCAATGAGGGCAATGGTTGGTATCGGGTGGCGGTAACTATTAATGTTGGAACAACACCATCAGGTGCGATTTCAGTTTTTTATTTAATGCAAATGGATAATGCATTACCTATTAATTCATCATTTTTAAGTGCGGCACCACAATTGGAATTTGGGGCAGTTGCAACGGAATATATAGACACAACAGGTGTGGTGGCCGCCAGGTTTTTCCCGGATAATCATGTGGCTATCATTGAAAATGGAAATGCATTGGTGGCCATGGCGGAATCACCTGTATATGATTATGATGAGGAAACAACATATGTTCAATATTAATTAAAATGGAAAAAACAAAGGTGGCATTTTCATTGGTGCCAAATGATGATTACCAATATCCTGTTTTGGTTGAAAATAAATCAGGTAATTTGATCCAATATGGATATGCCAATGAATATCCATATATGTTGTTGTTTTTATACAAAAAATCAGCAAAACACATGGCCATCATTAATTCCAAATGCCAATACATTTATGGCAATGGATGGGGAATTAAAGGCACCAAAACACTATTGGCGGAGGCCAAATTAGATCAATTCATATTAAATCCCAATGTGGATGATGATTTAAATGAATTAACACAAAAGGTGATTTTGGACATGGAATTGTATAATGGTTTTGGATTGGCGGTGACATGGGCAAAAGGTGGTACCATTGCCATGATTGAGCATGTGCCATTTGAAAAGATACGATTGAACACAGATGGTGATTATTTGATTTGTGATTGGTATGATGAATCCATGATCCGCAAATCACAATCAGCAGGTGCCATTGAGAAAATGCCCAAATTCAATCCAAAGAAAAGGACAGGCAAACAAATGTATTATCACCGGAATTACATGCCGGGTGTGAAAACATATCCATTGCCAACATATGAGGCCGCAATACCATATATTGAATGTGATGCCGAAATTGCCAAATTCCATATCAATAATATCCGGAACCAATTTTGGGGAGGGATGATGATTAATTTTAATGATGGAATACCAACAGAGGAAGAAAAATATGAAATTGAAAGGGAGATTAAAAACAAATTTAGCGGTACCAAAAATGCAGGTAGATTTGTAGTGACATTCAGCACCGGTAAAGAAAATGCGCCAACAATTGAGCCATTAACCACCAATGACCTGGATAAACAATTTGATCTGTTAAATAAACAGATTCAACAGGAAATATTTGTTGCACACAATGTTACATCACCAATGTTGTTTGGTATTAGAACGGAGGGGCAATTAGGTGGCAGGAATGAGATGGTGGATGCATATGAATTATTTAAATCCACATACATTAATCACCGGCAACATATTTTGGAACAATCGTTTAATTACCTGGCATCATTTAATGATGTTCCCGAAATGGAATTAAAACCATTGGAACCGATTTCACAGGCATTCAATGAACAAACTATGTTGCAGATCATGACACCTGATGAATTGCGTGATAAAGCCGGATTATCGAAAATTAAAAAGAAACCAACAGATGAGGATGTTTTAAATGCATTAAACACATTATCACCATTGGTGGCCAATAAGGTTTTGGAAAACATGACACCAAATGAGATCAGGGCATTGGCATCATTACCAAACCATGCAGATGGTGAAATCATACCAAATATGGATCCAACCATTCCAACAGATGAAACACCGGTTGCGGCATCACAAGTTAATGAATCCATTAAAGGATTGACAGGCCGCCAATACCAAAATCTGATGCGGATTGTGAGGCATCACAACCAGGGCAAGATTACAACGGAACAGGCAACGATGATGATCCAATCCGGATTTGGTTTGGATACACCACAAATCAATATGTTGTTGGGAATTAATCAACAGGAATTTTCCCAAATTGATGCATCCACAGATTACGCATATTTAGCCATTGTAGGCCAACAATTTGGCCACAATGTATCGGAATGCCAAATTATAAATCAGAGGCCATGTGATGCGCTATTTGATGATTTAGAGGCAAATGAATTAGAGTTTAGGCAATGGCATTTTGCGGCATTGTCGGATGAGGAAAAAAAATGGGATGAATCCATCATCAAATACAGAAAAAAGAATCCGGATGCAACGGCCAAAGAAATGGCGGATGAATTGAACATTCCATTGGCCAAAGTGAAAGAAAGGATCCAATATTTATTGGACAATGGGAAATATCCAATCAAAGAGGCCATTGATAAAAAGGCAAAGGAAACAGAGGAACCAATGGTGTATGTGATGTACAGGTATGAATGGAGATTTGAATACAGGAATTTGAGTAAAGATGAAGGATATGATAAATCCAGGGATTTTTGTAAAACCATGATGGATTTGGCAGAAACTAAATTATACACCAAAAATGATATTGATGCCATTTCCAAATTGGTGGGCATTAATGTTTGGGAACAAAGAGGTGGATGGCTAACATTGCCGGATGGCCGCCATAGGCCATCATGCAGACATATGTGGCAACAACAATTGGTGGTTAAAAAGGATGGGCAAATTTCAAGAGTAGTTTAAATTAAACACAGATGGCACAGAAAGCATTATTTATATCAGAACAGGTGTTGATTGATAATTCCATTTTGAATGAGAATATCAGTTATACACAGATACGGCCAACAATCATCAAATGCCAGGATATGTATATTCAACCAATTTTGGGATCAGATTTATATAATGACCTGGCAACCAAAATAATTGCAGGAACCATAACCGGCAACAATCAAATTTTGTTGGAGGATAAAATACAACCGGCATTAATCCAATGGATCCAATATGAATTGCCCAATGTCCTGGCATTCAAATACATGAATAAAAACATGGTGAGGCGCAATAGTACGGAAAGCCAATCAATGAATATGGATGAATTGAAATATTTTATGGATAAAACCAAAAATGATGCGGAATGGTATTCAGAACGCATCACAAAGTATTTGCAAGAGAATGATGATTTGTTCCCATTGTTCCAAAATCCATCAACCAATATTGATACGATATTACCGGCAGGTTCAAATTATCAAACAGGCATGGTATTACAACGCAGGAGGACATATGATCCATTTGGATATCCGGAAAACAGAAAGGATTTAACATGATTGGAATTTTTTTAATTATCGTATTTCTATTGATTTGTTTAGTTAGTTATGAACAAATAAATTCATTGGATAAGGATGGCGAATAAAAAAAACATCAAATTATTGGCTAAATACCTGGATATGCATCAAAACAATTTGGAAAACCAGGTAATGTGTAAAAATTTAAAAACATCATTAAATGAATTGGGTACCATTAAAAAACGATATAATAAGATTTGCAACAGGCCATCCACAAATTAATTCAATTGGGTTTGGGGATCCATTAGCCATTGGCACAGACAATGTGATTAACATTCGTACACCGGACAGGGATAGAATAATGTTCCCATTGTTGTTTGCCGATTTGCAAAGTTCAACCATTGGTATGGGTACATCCACATTAAATTGTTCCATTTTGATAATGGATCAGGTAAGGGATTCCAAACAGATCAATAATTATGATACACCGGCCATTGAGGTGACAGGATTATTGGCCAACAGATGGAATGATGTTGAGGATGAAATATTAAATGACATGGAATCCATATTTTTGGATTTTATTAGCCATTTCACAGATAATCCGGATGTTGAATATTCTATGAATCCAAATATAACAATCAACAGATTTATTGAGGGCAGAGATGATAAGTTGGCCGGATGGCAGGGAACATTGGGATTTGTATTCCCATTTGGTAGAAATGTTTGTCAAATACCTACAATCTAATGAAAGATATATTAAACGAAATTGGGATTAATGTTGGATTAATCATTTCCGGATTATCAGGCAGTTTGATTACGGCCAGGAAAAAGGAATCATGGCGGCATCAATTGATAACTATTGCCGGAGGCACATTGAGTGCAAATTACATAACGGCAATGATTATAGATTTGTTGAACATCACGAATCAAAATGCATCATATGGCCTGGCATTCATTGTGGGATTAAGTGGTTTGAAGATTGCGGAAAGATTGGAGGCATGGATTTTACATCAATTCAGAATTAAAAAGGATGAGGAAGATTAAATATTTGGTGGTTCATTGTACGGCATCACCACAAACAACCACCATTGATTCCATTAAAAACCATTGGAAAACCATTGGATGGAAACAGGTGGGATATCATAAAATAGTTAAACCAAATGGTGAGGTGGTGACATTGGCACCTGATGATGTGATTACAAATGGAGTTAAGGGATACAATAGTGAATCATTGCATGTTTCCTATATTGGTGGTATTGATTCCAGGTTAAAACCATTGGACAACCGGACACAAGGCCAAAAGGATGCCATTAGCCAGGTATTGCATGAATGGCGGAGGTTATATCCAAATGCCATCATCCAGGGGCATAGGGATTTTCCAAATGTGAACAAAGCATGTCCATCTTTTGATGCCAAAAGTGAATACAAACATATTTAGGATTGCCATCCTGGCATTGGTGATATTGGGATGTGGCCGCAAATCTGTTGAACAGGAATCCAAATCCGTTGAAACATTAATTAGGGATTCCAATACCATTATTACAGAGCCAAAAAATATTGAGTTTATTTTACAACCATGTGACACAAACGGAATCATCCGGCAATTCAATTTTAAGGATTCAACAGGTGGCAATGTGATCCATGTTTTTACAGATAGAGATGTGATCCGGTTAAGAATCAAAAGAGATACCATCCGGCAAATTGTGGTGGTGAAAGATAGTATCCGGATTGAACAGGATGCCAAAGTGATTACAAAGGAGGTGCCGAAAACACCAGGATGGGCGAAATGGTCAATTGCATTGAACCTGTTTTTGTTGGTGGTTGGATATGTGGTGATAATCAGTAGATGGCGGTAATTGTGCATAACTAAAATTTCAAAATTCAATTTAACGGCATTTTTAGCCATTTTCAGACCATCAATCATTGAGTGATATATATATATCACCATAGGTGAGAAAGTGCCGCATTTTAAAATGTTGCGTTTACGGCACATTAGCGCAATGTTATTTGCGTATTGAAACGAAAACACAAAATGATTTTGGTTGATGATGGGCAATAGGCCAAAATCCACGCTTTTTGCACAATCCCAATTGGCGGCCATTGGTATGATTTAAGCCAAAAACGGCCATAGCGCATTGGAAAGGCACAAAAAAAAATTTTACAAAACTATTGGATGGTATATATAATTAAATATACCTTTGCACATAATCAATTATCAATTAACTTTTTAAAACCAATCATTATGAACACCACATCAAAAAATTTCACCATTGGCGCAGAGGTAGTACGATCCAAAGGAGATTATGTAGTTGGCCGCAAAGGCACCATTATTAACATTGATTCTGTTAAATCCAGGGCGCAGGTGCAATGGTATGGCGAAACCAAAACATGGGTAAAATTTGATTCCCTGGAATCAACATCAATACCATATCAAATTGTTCCGGCCAAACCAACATGTAAAAGAACAGGCAGAATGTTTTGGCCAACCTATAAACAATTATCATAAACCAAACAGGCCAGGTGGGCAACCACCTGGCATTTCTTTAAACCATTTTAAACCATTATCATGATTACAAAAACATTAGAATATCCCATTGCTTTTCCAATGTCCATGTGTACACCATACATGCCAAATTATTTACAGGCCATGAGGAATGCAGATCTGTTTGATCCCAATCCTATGTTTGAAATTCCTGTTACTTTAATTTTGGATGTAGAGGTTGAATATTTAGATGATCATCCAAAATCAGAGGTGGCATATGATATTCAATGGATGGATTTCGTATATGATCCGGAATGGATGACAGATGAAATATCTAATTACATCATTGATTACACCAACAAACATGAGGAACAAATTAATGAGGAATTGAACCGGGTATATCATCCGGATGATGATAAAATTTAACCATTTAAAAAACCAATCATGAAAACATTATCATTTCAAAGGTGGCAACGGATGATTGTACACAAGGTAAGGATGTACAATGTAAAAGGATCCATGCCCACACATTCTGATTACATCAGAAACATCAACATTAATTATCAATTGATGGGTAAAATCATGGCCATCAAAATGGAGGAAAGGAGATGCCATGAGTTATAAAAAATTAATTGAAAGAGTGCATCCGCATATACACCATAAAATTGCCATGATGGATTCAGAATCCAGGAATATTGTTTTGGGCATATTAAATGAAAATGATTCATATGGTGATTTGACAATATTGGAGGCATCATATTTGGCATCCAGGTTTGCATTATCGTATGACATGATCAAATTACAATTTGATCTATTGGATGAAAATATTACATCCGTTTCTATTTAATTATATGTACTTTTGTGCAAAACTTAAAACCTATGAGAATCCCAACAAATCGTAAAATTATTGTTACACCACACACAAAAACCATGACATCCCTTTATTGTGAAATTGAAATTCTCAATATATGCCGATCACGATTCGGTACCATTCGTGCCGCATTGCATTGGGCGGCCACCAATGCACCAATAAACCATGAAAACATCAATTCAAATGAACCAAAAATCTGATTTAATTTACACATCATTAATTGCCGCCATGAGGGAGATTGGGGCGGTAAAAAAGGACAGAATGAACCAATCCCAAAATTATCAATATAGGGGCATAGAAGATTTTGTAAATGCCTGTCATCCGGTATTTGCCAAACATGGCATTTTCATTAGTACAACCATTAAGGATGTAAAGAGGGAGGAAAGGCCAACCAGGTCGGGCGGAATCAACATTTACACCAACATATTGGTATCCTTTAAATTCTTTGCACAGGATGGTTCATATGTTGAATCTGAATTAGCAGGTGAGGCAATGGATAGTGGTGACAAATCCACCAATAAGGCATTATCGGCCGCATTAAAATATTGTTTGGCACAAATGTTATTGATCCCATTTGATATGGTGGATTCCGAAAAGGATTCACCGGAAATGATCCATGTACCATTAATCCAACAGGCCGCAAAAAAGTTGGAAACCAAATTAGATTTGGAACCATTAACCATTGAATCCCAATACCTGGAATTGTTACATGATATGAAAGATCAATTTAACAAAACAGAGATGGCCAAATTGATGCCCAAATCAAATTGGACACATGAAACATATGCCAAAGGCATTCAATATTTAAATTCTAAAAAAACCAATTAATCAAAAATCTTAAATTCAAAAAACCATGATTAAAAGAAACATTAACAAAGAAAAAGTATTTGCCCAAAATTTAGGGGCATGTAAACATTATTACAATGCAGTTGCGCAATACATGGAATATCACAAAACCAATTCCATTAATGCGGCACAGATGCGGATGATTTGTAAATCATTAGGGATGTCTAACATGATGCCAACACATTTTGTGGATGGCGGATTGATGGTGAAAGAAAATGTTTTTCGCAAAAACAGATGGGCGGTAATTTATTCATTCACAAATGAATTTTTTACCATTGAACAATTTAATGTGGTGGCCGATTTGAAAATGAATTATGTTCAATCAGCAAAAGTTAAAAAGAAGGCCAAAGAAGATCAACAGGAACAATTGTACAAAGAACAAGAACACATCCAAACATCAATGGATGAGTTTTGCCAACCACAACCATCAGAACCAAAGGATGGCAAACCTGTTCAAACGCAGATTGAATTTCCGGCACAGGAACCACAGGTGGATTCCAATGCACTCAAATCTGTTGTATTATTTTTGATTGATAACCTTAAAAAATTACTTTAATGAAAAACATTGAATTGAATGATAATCCCATTTCCATTCCGGCCAACATATCCAAATTAGATATCATGCGTTTTGTTGGTTATTGTGTGTCGAAGGTGGAAAATGGCCAGGTGGATCCATTGGATGTTTACATCAACGCAAAGGCCATCATTAAGGCCATGGAGGCCATAACATCCCAAATTGAGGAAACGGCCATATTGCAATCAGATAAATTCCCTGGCAAAACATTTACATACAGATCCGCCAACATCACCAAAAGGGATGGGATTGATACACCGGATACAAACGAAGATGAGGAATTGAAGGAGTTAAAATTAAAAGTAAAGGATAGGGAAGATTTGTTAAAAATGGCCTATAAACACCGGCACAACATGACCATTGTACATCCGGATACAGGTGAGGTAATACCAATCATGAAGGCCAAACCAACAAAATCCGGCATTGCAATTACATTCATTTAAATCTAAACAACCAAAAAACATGGAAAATACATTAGAAATCAACAATTTCATTACATGGTACAATCACAGAGGATTGGCCAAAAATCCAAAATCACCAACATTTACAGGGCAGATCAATGTGGATGGGAGGATTATGAAAATTAGCATGTGGCAACGCAAATCAAAATCCGGGATGGACATGATTACAGGTAACATCCAGGTGGACAATAGCGGCCAATACCAGGGCAAAGATTCAGAGCCACCACATACACCAATAGCACCAATAAAACAGGTGCCATCATTTGTAATGAATGATGGTGATGATGATTTGCCATTCTAATATCAAAAAATCAATTTTAAGGCATTCAAATTGGTTGGTGGTATGAGAATACCAAAAATCATTTTGGATGCCTTATTTTTTCTCAAAACAATCAAAAAACCTAAATATGAATCAAACAGAATTAAAGATTGAAACAGGTGGTGGTGTTATGACCATCCGGATTGAATTTCATGTATCATTTGACAATGGCCAGGTGATCCAGGAACAGGCAGTATTGCCGAAAAAAAGAGGAAGGAAACCAAAACCATTTTTGTTTGAAAGTACGGAAATGATGAAGGATGAAAAATGGGGTGGTACCATCCGCCATATCTATAATTTGGATGATTATCAATTTCAAACATTGTTGGATGAGTTTGTATCATTTTGCCAGGCCGGAGGTAAAATCCATGAAACCAGGAAATCCGCATATGGTCATTTCAACAATTGGATGAATAAGCGCAAAATGAATGGCCAGGTACCAACAAAACAGATTGGCATGGTGGATAATGATGCATCCAGGGCAATGGATTATATATCAAAATTATCACAATGAATATAGAGAAATTGATATTAAGCCATTTGATGAATAATCCCAAAAGGATTCCGGATGCCATTTTTTTCATTGGTGATAAGGAAGGATTTTTTAAAGAATATCAAAACCAGGTATTGTATGAGATCCTTTGCCATATGCATGAGGCCAACAGGAATATCACCATTAATGGCCTGGCATTGGAGATAAAGGCAGATAAACGATTGGATGGCAATGCCATGGTATTGGTGGTGGATTTATGGCAATCGGAATCTGTATTTCCATCAGAATTTGATGCATTGATGTTGAATGGTGTTGAGCAGTATTTATACAGGCAGTTGCATAAGTTGAATTTAACTATTGAATCACAAATGTTAAATGGTGTACATCCATTGGTTGTATTAACCCAAATGGATAAAGAATTGAAATCTATAAATGAATCCATTTCATTCAATCAACAAATTGACATTGAAAAATTGATTACAAAATCCATTACAGACATTATCAGCAGATATGATGCATTGGATGAAATTGGAATAAATAGTGGATTCCAGGATTTGGAGGAATTACATGGCCGATTCATGCCAGGCACATTATCTGTATTGGCGGCCAGGCCATCCATGGGTAAAACGGCATTTGCGTTATCCCTGGCAATCAATATTGCACAGGCAAAACATTCCGTTATGTTTTTTTCCATTGAAATGAGTGCGATGGAGTTATGTGGCCGGATGATATCACAAGTTGGCATGGTTCAAAATTCATTGGTGTTGAAAAATGTGAAAAGATTACAATCAGATGAGTTCACCAGGATATTCAAAGCATCAGATGTAATTAAGAAAATGGATATCAAATTGATTGATGATGGCCACATGAATGTTCAAAAAATCAAAATGCACATTGCCAGGCACAAACCAAAATTTGTGATCATTGACTATTTGCAAATCATATCACCAACCAATCCAAAGGAAGGCCAGGACACCAATAAATTCTATGAAGATTTAACCAGGGATCTAAAAATAACGGCAAAGGAAAACAACACAACCATCCTGTTATTGAGCCAATTAAACAGAGGTGTTGAAACCAGGACAGACAAACGGCCAATATTGGCGGATTTACGATCATCCGGAGGAATTGAACAGAATGCAGATTCAGTTATGTTCATTCACCGGCCATATTACTATGACAAAGAATCAGAAATTGATTTGGCGGAAATCATTGTGGCAAAAAACAGAAATGGTAGGGTGGGCAAATGTGATTTGAAATTCATGGATGTATTTACCAAATTTGATAATGCATCACCAAAGATTAAATCCATTGGCACCGGCAACATGGATGTTCGCCAACCATATAAAGATAATGATGAACAGGCACCATTTTAAATAACAAACATGAAAAAAGAAATCATAACAAATTTGACCATCACAATGGATGATGGAGAATTATTGAATGCAGAAATTTATTTGGATGAATATGGTTTTTATCACAGGCAAATTGATTACAACCATAAACCAAATGGCAATGTAGCCAGGAGAAAAAATGTGGTAGATAATTTATTTATCAGCCAACACAGGGATTGGTTCAGATTTATAAGATTCCAAAAATCATCAACACCTGTTAAAATGCCAACCATTACACAAACTAAAACCAATTGACATGGTACACATCAAAAAAACATATAAACAGAAAATGACCAGGAGAAAATATAGAATGGAATGTGAGGCCGGGTATTATATGGCCAATTCATTTTGGGGATTGGGATGGGCAATCCTAAAAAACAGATTGTGGCATTGGTCACATGGTGATGGATGGATTGATTAATGTGACATTTGCCCAAAATAAAAAAGAACAAAAAGAAAAGAAAAAAGAAAAGAAAGAAAAGAACCAAAAGAAAGAAAAGAAATAAAGAAAAGAAAAAAAAGAAAAAACAAAACCAATGGTTGCAAAACGGATTAAAATTTGATTAAAAATGGGAATGACCAAAGAAATGATATTACAAATGGAATGCATCCGCATTTTCAATTTGATGAAACCAAAAGAACATGGATTGTTGTACATGAACCATCAAAATCCAAAATCCGCCATATCCGGAAGGAATTTGAAACGGATGGGATTGATACCAGGTGTGGCAGATCTCACATATTTATCCGAACAAGGGGCAGTTTTTTTAGAATTGAAAACAGAGGATGGCCGCCAATCTGAAAACCAAAAGGAATGGCAATCAAAAGTGGTGGCGGCAGGATATCAATACTACATTGTTAGATCAATTTCCGATTTTTGCACAATAGTTGGAATTAAACTATGAACCAGGTTGCACACAAACGCATGACAAACGATCAAACCAAAATATTTGATTACTACATGGATCAAATAGAACAGGTAACAGGTTTGGCAAAGGCAGAGATATTAAGCAAATCCAGGAAAACGGATTTGAAAACATGCCGCCAAATCCTGGCATTGTGTTTACGCAATTGTGGATTCAAATTACAAACCATTGCATCACAATTAAATTGCCACCATTCCACAATCATTCATTCTATCAATGAGGCAACATTTTTGGTTGATTCCAAACACAAACAATATAGGTTTTATTACAAGATAAAGCCATGGCACCTGGAAACATATATTTGCCCACAATGCGGCCATGAACATCATTCTAAAAATATATGAGGATGGCACCATTCAAAAGATTTGCAATACCATTGCAGGGAAAGATTATGCAGATGATTTGGCACATGAAATTGTGTTGATCTTATTGGAAAAAGAACCAACAATCATAAATGATCTGTTCAACAAAAACCAATTAAAATATTATATAATTGGGATTGCCACGAATTTATTTAGATCAACAACATCCGATTTCCAAAAGAAATACAGACATGGCCAGGAAAACATTAATATCAATGATGAAATATGTAATATTTCAGATAATCAATATGACCATCAAATTGATCACCTGTATAAAAAGGCAATGGATATCATGGATACATGGGCAAAACCGGGACAATATCCGTTTGAAAAAAAATTGTTTTTGTTGTATTTACAGATATACAACATGACCACCATAGCCAAATTAACAACCATACCATATCGAACCATCCGCAGATCCATTGAAAATTCTAAACAAAAACTAAAAAATGCATTATCAAATGATTTCAATAATTCTAATTTGTAGTTTGGCCGCATTGGCCATAAATCAATATTACATAATGCCATCATGGTATTATAAACATTTGAAATTTAAACCATTCAATTGTTTAACCTGTTCAAATTTTTGGATGGCATTAATAGCATCATTAATTGCCGGGCATTACTACATGGCACCAATGATTGCCCTGGCATCTGTTGGTTTGTCCATTAATATTATAAAATTAACTGAAAAATGACCAAAGAAACGGCACAGATGATTGTGGATGGATATTCCTGGAAAGTTCAACAATACAATTCCCAAAGAGTATTTAACATTTCACAAGGAGAAATATCTTTTTTGGATAAGGTTGTAATGGAGGAAATGAAGGTGAACACAAATTGGTATTGTGCCACATGCGCCATTGATAGAATCATACAAATTGTGGCATTGGCGCAGAACCATTTAAATACACAAAAAAAATAATTATATAATTATGGCAAGAGCAAATTTGGCAGGATCAGATTTCAGATCAAATCCGCAAAACATCAACAGAAAAGGCAGACCACGAAAATTCACAACGCAATTAAAAGCATATGGTTACACAAGATCGGAGATCAATGATACGATCCAAACCATGTTGGCCATGAAAATGGATGAATTGAATGCAGTTAATACACATCCACAGGCCACCATTTTGGAAAAAACCATTGCCGGGGCAATGATTAAAGGGATGCAGAAGGGAACATTGTATTCCATTGAAACATTGTTATCAAGGGCATTTGGATTGCCAAAACAAGAGGTTGAAACCACTATCATGGCAGAACAACCATTATTTGGTGAGAATTATGAAAAATAAGGCCATTAAATGGAATATAAGTACACCAATGCCATCCATAGGATTCGTGCGCTTAAAAGCCGTAAAAAGATAATCCAGGGCGGCACAAGTGCCGGGAAAACCATTGCCATTTTATCCGTTTTGATTTCGATTGCCGCCAGGAAGAAAACTGATATTTCTGTTGTGTCGGAAACCATCCCACATTTACGCAGAGGATGCATTAAAGATTTCCAAAAGATCATGGAGGCAACAAACAGATGGAGGGATGCCCATTGGAATAAATCCCTGTTGATATACACATTTGCCAATGGATCAACCATTGAATTTTTTAGTGCAGAATCAGAGGCCAAATTAAGAGGAGCCAGGAGGAATGTTTTATATGTCAATGAGGCCAACAACATTGATTTCAATTCTTATTATCAATTGGCCATCCGTACATCCGGGGATATCTATATTGATTTCAATCCAACATCAGAATTTTGGGCGCATACGGAGGTATTAAATGAACCGGATGCAGAGTTGATAATATTAACATATCAAGATAATGATGCCCTGGATGAAGGGATAAAAAAGGATATTGAATTGGCCAGGGAAAAGGCCAAAACATCAGAGTTTTGGGCGAATTGGTGGCAGGTAATGGGATTGGGGCAGATAGGCAATTTGACAGGGGCAGTATATGGAAATTGGAAACAGATATCACAGGTAAATCCAAATGCCAAATTGATTGCATATGGATTGGATTTTGGTTATTCATCAGATCCAACGGCCATGGTGGCCATGTATTTATGTGATGGCAAAATCCAAATCCATGAAATGATGTACACAACAGGATTGACCAACCTGGATATTGTAAACAGATTGAAACAATTTGGTATCACCAGGTCACATGAAATCGTAGCAGATAGCGCAGAACCAAAATCTATTGAGGAGATTTATAGATTTGGATTCAACATTAAACCGGCAATTAAGGGCGCAGATTCAATCCGCAATGGCATTGACATATTGAACCGGTATGAAATGGAGATCACAACAAATTCCATCAATATTATTAGGGAATTGCGGAATTATGTTTGGGATACAGATAAAAATGGCAAATCCCTGGATGTGCCAATAGATTCATACAACCATGCAATGGATGCCATCCGATATGTAGCATTAAATAAATTGTCAAAAAACGCAGGTGGCAAGTATGTTATTATGTAAATTTGTGCAAAACCTATTATGTATTCAAAGCAAATTCCCATTATAATCAACAATTTCAATTTGTTGAGTTATCCAAAACACATGATTCAAATATTGTCCAGGTGGAAAAATGTTGGGCAAATATTCATTGTGGATAACAATTCAGATTATTTCCCTTTGTTGGATTGGTATCATTCATTGAGATTATCAAAAAATGTCAATGTCATCCGGATGAAATATAATTTGGGGCATTATGCACCATGGATGATTGAATTGCCAAAACAAATAATCAATGAATTAAAATGCAGGTATTATGTGGTAACTGATCCGGATTTAGATTTGGCAGGATTGCCAAAGGATACATTGGATGCCATGGTTGATGAATACCAAAAATTGCCATGGGGAAAATATGATTACCAGGGCAGGAATGGTGATCCATTTACAGGTGCCAAAATTGGATACAGAACCAAAGTTGGATTAGGCATTAGGGTTGATGATGTCAATTGGGATTCCAAATATTTTACCAACATGGAATTGAGGTACCATGAGCAACCAAAAATCAATGGGGTACAATTGGCACCGGTGGATACAACATTTGCATTATATGATGTAACAGATCAAAACAATGGCGCAAATCCAGGCATTGGTGGTGTTAGAATGCAACATCCGTATGAATGCCGCCATATTCCATACTATTTCACAGATGAATTATTGGAAAGGGATGAAGAATATAAAAATTACCTGGCAACATGCAACCATTCATCATCATTGAAAAAACGATATGATGGGATCACAGATACAATCATTTCAAAATAATAATTATGGGATACAATAAAGAAAGGGAACAGATCGAAAAGCAGATGAAGGCATATTATGAATTGATAACGCAAAAACCATCCGCATGGATTGGACATGCCAAATTTGCATTGTCATTGCAATTTGCATTAAAACCAAAAACCATTGTTGATTTAGGTGTGGATTATGGATTCAGCACCTTTATATGGGGAATGTTGAAAATCGGAAAAGTATATGGTATTGATGCATTTGAAGGTGATGCCCATGCCGGGTACCATTCGGATGCATATGATCATGTTACAAAAATCCATCAACAGATTAAAAAGGCACATAAAAACAATTCAGTTGAAATCATCAAAGGATATTTTGATGATGTTGCCGCCACATGGACAAAACCAATTGACATTTTGCACATAGATGGATTACATACATATGAGGCAGTCAAAAATGATTATGAGAAATGGTCAAAATTTGTCCATAGTGATGGTGCCATTTTGTTCCATGATACACATTCATTTCCGGATGATGTTGGCCGATTCTTTAATGAATTGGATGAGCCATACAAATTTGCATTTGATCATTCAGCAGGATTGGGTGTAATCTGTAAATCAAAAAAATCTTTTTTATTAGTTAAACCATATTTATCAATAATGCAATGAGAATAATTGTAACAGGGGCATGTGGAATGATTGGTTCAAATTTAATCCGGTCATTGGTGGCAGATAATCACCAGGTCATTGGAATTGATGATTTATCCAGGGGCAAATTGGAACATATAATGGATGATGGCCAATGTATTATTGATCATTTCATCACCATGGATTTAAGCAAACCAGGATCATTGGATAATTGGTTGAATGAGGCAGATATATTGATTCATTTGGCGGATGTTGTTGGTGGTGTGAATTATGTGTTTGATAATCAGTTGGCGGTATTTAATCAAAATTTATTGATCAATACCAATGTCATCAATGCCATCAGTATGGGCAACCATAGGTTAAAAAAAATCATATATGTTGGAACGGCATGTTCATTCCCAAAATTTTTGCAGAATGATGTAAATCCATGGCCATTGGTGGAAACGGATTTGTATCCGGCACATCCGGAATCAGGATATGGTTGGTCAAAATTGATGGGCAATATTGGATTCCAAATGTTGGCAGAATTGACAGGCATACAAACCATTACATTGATGTTGCATAATGTATATGGCCGGTATTGTGATTATAGCAAGGCACCACAGGTGATTCCGGCATTGATTTCAAAGGCAATACAGGATCCAACAAAATTGGATGTATGGGGCAACGGAAACCAGGTGAGAGATTTTGTCCATGTTGGGGATGTGGTGGATGCCATTGAAAAGGCCATGGATAATAATGTTTTGATGGTGCCTGATTTTACATGGTCGAATTATGAGGAAATAATGATTGGATCTGAAACACCAATAACCATTCGCCATGTGGCAGAAATCATAAAAGAAATATCAGAATCCCAAACAGGTGTTGAATGCCAAATCAATTATGGCAACAATGATGATCCGGTTGGAGATGTTGCCAGGTATGGTGATTGCAAAAAGGCAGGGGATTTGTTAAAATGGAACGCACAGATGAATTTAAGGGATGGCATAGGGGATTTATACCATTGGATTAAAATGAATGCCGCAAATTGAAGATTTTGGATATGGAAAAAATAGCCATTTGCATACCAACCAGGAACCGGCCAAAATCAATGATGGAATGTATAGTTGAGGCCATGGCCAATGCCATTGCACCAACATTCATTGAGCCAATATTTTACATTGATGATGATGATGAGAAATCCAAAAAAATGGCGGAACATTTACATCAAACATGGCCACAGATTAAATGGGTGATTGGTCAAAGAATCGTTTTGTCGGATATGTGGAACAAATGTGTTGAGATATCGGATGCGGATATTTTTATGCAATGTGGGGATGATATACGAATCAGAACCAACAGATGGGATGAAATGGTAAGAGATCATTTTAATTCCATTCCGGATAAAATTTCATTTGCATTTGGATATGATGGCATACATCCAAAAGGCAGATTTGGAACGCATGGTTTTTTGCACAAAAGATGGATTGATGTAGTTGGTTATTTTTTGCCGCCATATTTTGAGGCAGATTATTGTGATACCTGGATAAATGAGGTGGCCACAATGATTGGCAGATTTCACCACATTCCTATTTATACAGAACATATGCATTTTACGGCAGGTAAACATCCATTGGATCAAACGCATGAGGAAAGATTACAGAGGGCAAAGGATAACCAGGTGGAACAGAAATACATGAATTTAAGGCCGGAACGGATTGCAGATGCAAATAAATTATGGTCATATTTAGATAGTTTGAAATGATGACATTAAAACAATACCAACGCATATTGACCATTTTGGATAATGATAATTTGGATGATTACCATAAAAAATTGTCATGTGTGGCTATTATTTCGGGGATATCATTTGAAGAGGTGTTAAAATTGAAACAGGAATATGTAAATCATATATTTGATAAAGTAACACAAGTGCATGAGCAGGTAAAAACGGCACCAATAAAAAACCATATCACCATTGGCAATTTAACATTCAAAATGGTTCATGATTTTAATGAATGTACGGCAGGGCAATTGATAGAGGTGTTAAATTATGATTTGAATGATTTTGCCAACATCAATAGGAATATGCAAAATATATTGGCCACATTATCATTCAAATGTTTATTCCTAAAATGGTATCCGGAATCATACAATGCCAATGATCACAAATGGAGGGCAGAACAATTTTTAAATGCCAATATTGTGGATGTCATGGGATACATTGGTTTTTTTTTGGGATTTTCAGAAATTTTACACAAGAGTTTGAAGGATGTTTTACAGAGGGAGATGAGGAACAGGACAATGGACAGGGAATAAAACGGCCAACATATGGTTGGTTGGGTGTGGCATATAAAATGGCAGGATATGATTACATCAGGATGGATGCATATTTTAAATTATCGGCCATTGAGTTTTTGAATGCATTTATGATATGGAGGGATATTGACAGGGGTAATAATGCACAACAATTTGAAAAAACCTATTTATAGGCATGAAGGTTGAAATATTATCTGAATTACAGAATTATGGCACCAATGTTACCAATGTACACCAGGCCAATTACAATGAATCATATAATGCCATTTTGAGATGGTGCCGGGATGTAGTTGAGGAAATGCAACAGGTGTTGAATCAAAATGATTCAAAGGCCACATTAAATCTAATGCAATCTATTAAACCAAAAGAATTTGCACCGGAACAGGACAAAGTAAAAATTGAAATTATAGGGGATTATTATTGGAAATATGTGAATTATGGTGTTGATGGTGTTGATTTTAAAAGAGGATATCCATATTCATTCCGATATATACGGCCATCCGCCAATCATATTAGGGCAATTAAAAAATGGATAACGGATAAACCGGTTACAATTAATGATTTTGATGATACAGATGCAGAACGCAGTAAAACAAATGCGGCATATGCCATTGCCACAGGAACAAAAAAAAGAGGGATAACGGCCAGGCCATTTGTGGAACCTGTATTGACACCGGCAAAGATTAAAGAATTGGTTAATGAAATAGCATTAGCCAATAACAAACAAATTAAATTGAGATTTTTTGGCGCAATGACAAATGTAAGCACAACAAAAAAATAAGCATGGCAATTACCATTTTAGAGAATTTACCTGTAATCAACGCAACGAATAATTATGATCCTGTTATTGTATCATCCAATTTAGTGACAGGCACCAATTTCAGATATGTTTTGGATGTTTCGGGTGCCATTGGTTCGGCCAGGTTAAAATGTGATCCAACACCAGGCAATAAATATGGATTTTTTGGAATAAACAAAATCATTGAAACATTATTTGTTCCGCAAATTCCACAGATTACAAGCGCATGGCAAACAGGACAATGGGCAGTACAGGCCAATTTGACATTCCGGGAGGAAACAAATGGAACATTGGCAACAGGTGTATTAACCGGTAAAATATTTGCGGCCATGGCATCCAATGATTATATTGATTACATTGGTGATTGGTTGGCCAACAATTACAGATTTATTACAACAGGAAATGTTGGTAGTGTTAATGATATACATTTTTCCAATAGGCCATCATCCAGGAATTTATTGTTTACAACACCTGAATTTGTACATGCCATTGTGGATTCATCATTGGTAACAGGCATATCAATTAGAATCAGATATTATGATGATACAGGTGCCATTGCAAGAACATTTTATATCAACAGGAATGCCACCACAATTAGCCAAATTATTGATGTTGGAGGCCAGGCATTATTTAATTTAACGGCAGGGCAAACATCAGATTCACAAATTGGTTCAATTAGTTTTCCTTCCCAAAATGGATATTATGATTATGAATTGGTGGCGGATAATGCAGGTGTGGTAACAGGTCGCAGGAGATCCAGGAATTTCACCATCCGTTTAAAAACCACATCAACAAATAATAATATCAATTCAGCATGTTTGGCCACAACCTATGAACAGGCCAATGCCCATTACATGGTATTGTTGTTTTTAAATCAACATGGATCATGGGATACATTTGAATTTGTGATGAAACGCAGGATCAGTATGGATGTTGAACGCAATGGATTTAAAAGAAACCAGGATGTATATGGTTTTAATGCACAGATGGAAAACAATGATGTTAGATATCAAATCAAATATGAATTGAATACAGATTGGTTGAGTAATGATGAATTTGTTTGGTTGCAGGAATTAATATTTTCACCAAAGGTGTATATTCATGTTCCATCCATTTCCTGGCAACCTGTCATTTTGCAAAATAATTCATACACGATCCATACCAGGAAAAATGATGGATTGCGGCAATTACAGATTAATGCATTTGGCGAAAAGGTAAGAACCATATGAACAACATTGTATTTATTTGTTTGCCTGAATTTGGCAATGATAATGATTTCTATTATTTGGATGTGGCAGAAGAAACCATTATCACCATCACATATACCATCCAGGATATGGCCGATATTACGAAAAGGCAGGGCAGTTATTCAAAAACCATATCATTACCAGGAACAGAAACCAACAACAGGGCATTCAAACATGCATATAATGTACAGGCATTTTTAGGAGGATTTACACCAAATAAACAAATCAGATGCAGGTTGTATAATGATGGTGTGCAAATATTCACCGGTACCATGCAGTTATTATCCATCCAGGTTATGGATGATAAACCAATATATGAATGTGCCATTTATGCAGAGGAGGTATCATTTTTCAAAAAAATCAATGATGTTTTGTTGGTAAATACATTGGATGTTGATTTGATGAATCACACATGGAACAGGGCAGATTTTCCGGGTGTTTTTTCAAATACATATGCGGATGGATATGTATATGCATTGGTTGATAATATAGGTTTGTGGCATTGTAAGGAATTGGATTCCAATGGCAATGGCGGAACATTCGCAGGTTTGTTTGCATGGTTACAAGCCATTATGGATAGGATTATTCCATTGGAGGCATTTAAACCATGTGTATATGTAAAAAAAATGGTTGATTTAATTTTTGCACAACATGGTTTTACCTATCAATCCAATTTTTTCAATTCGACTATTTTTGAAAAATTAATTATACCATATTCCGGTGATAGTGTAATATTTGATGATACAGAGGATACATGTTTTGTTGGTAGTGAAAGAGATTTTTATTTTGATAGTGAACCTGTTGTAGATGAACATGATGTTGTTTATGACATAGACACAACAGGTGATTGGGATTATTATAATTCAGATTGTGGCAAAATCAATACAACCACAGGATTATATACGGCCTGTTCATCATATTCAGGTGTTTATGATGTGATTTGTTTTTTTAGTAGGGCAGGAGGATTAACGGATAATTGGTCAATTACATTTGAAATTAGGGATGCCGCAGATAATTTATATACAGATATAAATGGGGTGTCATGTGTTTATACTTATTCCAGCACATTGGCAGGATATCAAACCATAAGATTTTCAGCGAAAATAAACATTGTGGCAAGTGGCACATTAAAAATTGTGGCAATAAGGCCGCCAGGCAGTACAGGCCAGGAATATTTTATGGGTAGTATAGATGATTATTGGATCAAAATTGATTTAGCCAGGAAATTAAGTTTTGAAGGGGTATTAGTTCAAATGGATAAAGGATTGCCGCCATCCATTAAACAGGTTGATTTATTATCTGATTTGCAGAAGATGTTTAATCTGTATTTTATGACATTACCGGAAAATCCAAAAGTGATTATTATTGAGCCATTTGAATCATTTTATACCAATAATGTTGTGGATTGGTCACAAAAAATTGACAGATCCAGGAATATCAACATAACATGCGGTGATCCGGATAACAGAAAGAGATTTATTTTTCAATATGCCAATACTAATGAGGCACAGGCCATGCAGTATAAAGCAGATGAGAATGAACAATATGGTACCCGGATTTGGGATACAGAGAATTTTTATGGTATTGGTGATGAGGTGGTAACAACAAAATGTGGCACATTAATTCCGTCACAATACAGAACCAATATTGTTTTGGGCAGAACATGGCAATTGCAGGGGAATGGTGTTATCCAGGAAGGAAAAATTGGATATAGGATTGCACAATACAATTACATTCAAATGGATTTGGGTGGATATGAATGGTGGTTGTATCCGGATGCAGATGGCACCATTGATATCAATTCCGCCAATGTCCAAACATATTGGCCATTTGCGGCACATATTGATGATCCTATAAATCCAACGGAAGATATTGCATTTGGAATGCCCAAAAAATTGTATTGGAAATTATTCAATCCTTCTGTTCCGGCATGGACACAATACACAACCAACAATCTATTTAACAAATATTGGTTGATGTATATTACAGAAATCACATCAAAGGAGGCCATGACCATTGATGCATATTTTCAGATTAATGTAACCGATATTGCCAAATTGGATTTCCGCAATCCCATTTATTTCAACGGCATCAAATGGAGATTATTGGAAATATCAGAATATGAGGTGGGCAAAAACAAATTGGTAAAATGCAAATTGCGAAGGATATTAAATTTAAATGTGTTTGTGCCGGAATCAGTAGATCCATTAAATAGTAGCGCAGTAGTTTTAACGGCACAAAATGAGCCAACACCAATATTTTCATCACCTGTTATTGGCCTATAATTAAACATTATGATCTATATTAAATAAAACAACATGGCAGACGAAACGCAAAATATAATTGTCCGGGTATTATCGGAATCAGAATTAAATGAGTTGAACAATGAATTGGCCAAAACGCAACAGGAATTGGCGGAAATGGCCATTGCCGGTAAGGAGGGAACGGATGAATTTGATAAATTGAATAAAAAGGCCACAGAGTTAAGGCAGACATTAAAAGAGCAGAGTAAGGCCACAGATGAATTGACAAAGGCACAGGACAAACAAACGGAATCTACAAAAAAGGCAGGAGATGAGGCACAGAAAACCACAGAAAAAAAGAAATCATTAAAGGCAGAATTAAGGGAGTTAAAAGCGGCAATGGCGGAAATGGCGGATGCCGGTGAGGCAGATAGCGCAGTTTTTCGGGAAATGGCCATGAGGGCAGGACAATTGGAAGATACCATTGGTGATACAGGTGGGCAGATCCGGGCATTAGCAAGTGACACCAGGGCATTGGACACCGGCATTGAAACCATTGGATTATTGGCCAATTCATTTGCGGCCGCACAATCAGTAACGGCCATTTTTACCAAAGATTCAGAGAAATTACAACAAGCATTTCAAAAGGCACAATCCGCCATGGCATTGGTGGCATCTGTTCAACAGATTGTTAATGCATTGCAAAAGGAGGGCATATTAATTACCAATTTACAGGCATACGCAACACAGGCATATACATATGTTACCAATGGTGCCACATTGGCCACAAAGGCATTCCGGGCAACATTAGTGACCACAGGTGTTGGTGCATTGGTGGTGGCATTTGGGTTTTTGGTATCCAAATTATTTGAATATGATGAGGCGGCCACAGATGCCAAAGATTCTGTTGATGCATTGGAGGAGGCCAACAAAAAATTACAGGATTCATTAAAGCCAATCCAATCCAACATTGATATTACCATTTTAAGGTTAAAATCACAGGGCGCATCACAAAAAGAATTGGATGATGCCACAATCAAAGGTGCAAATGAAATAATCAAAAAAACCAAAGAGAAAACGGATGAATTGAATAAAGAAACGGCCAAACAGGTTGAAGATAGAATTATGCAAGAGGCCAAAGGTGATAAAGTATTGGAGGCACAATTACGCAACAGGGAGGCCATGACAGGCCAATATTTGGATGAGCAGAAAAAAATAAATCAGGCATTTTACCGGCAGATTGAAACGGAAAAATTAAATGCAGAAATAGCCATTACGGAAATTGAGATCAGAGCCAGGGAGGACAGGAAAAACAAAAGTGATAAATACCAGGAGGAACAGAAAAGGCAATTGATGGAATGGGAAAAAATGAAAAAGGAATCATTGAACAACATTTTGTTGATGGATTTGAATGGCCTGGCAAAAGAATTGGAACAGATTGATCAATCGTTTGAACAAAGATTAGAGGCCGCCAAAGGAAATGAAGATTTGTATCAAATTTTGTTGGATGAATTAAGGAAAACCAGGTTGGCCAAAATCAAAGAGTTTAATGATAAGGAGGCACAGGCAAACCAGGAAAAATGTGATGCAGAATTAGAGCAGGAAAAAGCATTACAAAATGCCATATTGGATTTGAGATTAAAGGCATACAATCAGAAAAAACAGGCAGATAAGGATGCCAGGGATGAGGAGGTAAATTTAATCCAGGACACCAGGCAAAAAAGAAAAGCAGAATATGACAATCAATTGGCGGATTTGAAGGATGCCAAATTGAATGAGTTATTTGAGGCCATACAATCGAAAGAATATCAATCCGCAACGGAACAGGAAAAGGCGGAAATATTAGGCAACATATCTGATTCATATAGAACCAGGGAAAAAACATTGTCACAGGCATTTTCCAATGACATGGTTTTAATGAAATATGATGAAAAGAAAAAACAAATAGAATCCCAATTATGGTATGCAGAGCAATTGAATATGGCCATGACAGGATTGTTCCAAATGTTGGAGGGATTCGGCAAACAGGATGAAGAATCACAAAGGAAAAGATTTGAATGGCAAAAAAGAGTAAACATAGCCATGACATTAATTGATACATATTTGGCGGCACAGAAGGCATATAATTCACAGATTGGTTCAGGTGCATTGGGTGATCCAACGGCACCATTTAGGGCGGCCATTGCGGCAGGGGCGGCCATAGCCGCAGGATTGGGCAGGGTGGCAATGATTAAGGCACAAACATTCCAGGGATCCGGTAGTGGATCAACAGGTGGCGGTGGTGGCATGGCCACAGGTGGTGGCGGTAATAGTGGATCACAACCATCAGGTATGGCCACAAATCCCAACATGACACAATTAGATGCCAATGGGCGGCCAATCAACACAGGATCTAATGGTGGCAATCAACCACAACCAATGAGGGCATATATAGTTGAAAATGATATTAGGGTGTCCACCAAACGATTAAATACGATTGCACAACAGGCCACATTGCAATGATGCATTTATCATAAAAGAAAAAAAAGAACCAAAAAAAAGAAAAACAATATTATTAGATATATATAATAGATACATATAATAGATACATATAATAGATACATATAATAGATACATATAATAGATATATATAATATATACATATAATAGATATATATAATAGATATATTAATTATAATATATATGTTTCCCAAAAAAAAATAAAATCAAAATAAAACCAAAATAAAGATTATGGAATTTCCAATTTACAAAATGAGAATTGATGAGAATGATGAAGGTGTACAATATGTGTCATTGGTTGAGCATCCGGCCACAGAAATCAATTATTTGGCATTTAGCAAATCCAAAATGTTATTTTCAGAAAATGCAGAGAAAAGAATATTAACAGGATTATTGATGGCCGCCAATACACCAATTTTAAGACAGGACAAAGAAAGGGGAAAATATTATGTGATATTTGAACCGGATGTGATTGAAAAAATGGTGATGCGATTTTTTAAGCAAAACAACATCCGTAATGTAAATGTTGAACATAAATTGGATGTTGAGGGTGTTTATATGTTTGAATCATGGATAACCAATCAGGCCAGGGGCATTAATGCGCCAAATGAATTTGCGGATATACCAAATGGTTCATGGTTTGGTTCATATAAAATTGAAAATGATGATGTTTGGGAGAATAGGGATAAATTTGGTGGATTCAGCATTGAAGGATATTTTGGTTTGGAACCTGTTGATGATGATAACCAGGAACAAGCCATTGAAAATTTTTTAAGTGCATTGAATGAATTTTTGGCCACAAATCAATCAATTTAATATTTACCAATAAAAGCCATCAGAATGATTACAGAGCAATTGAACAAGTTGGCAGAAACATTGCGCCAAATGAAGAATGTGAATCAATCACAATCCGCATTTTCGGCAATGCCCAAAAAAATGAATTTCAGCGATTATTTATTAACGGATGGCACAACCATCCGGATTGATGGAGAAATGGCAGTAGGATCATCCGTATATGTTGTGGATGGTGATAATATCATTCCGGCACCGGATGGTTCACATGAGATTCCCAATACGGCCATTATTAAAACGGAAAATGGGTTCATTACTGAAATTCAATTGATTGAGGCAAAACCGGATGTGACACAACAGGATATTCCGGTTGCGGCAAATGATTATATGCCAGGAATGGAACCGGAAATGGAACCACAAGTGGATCCAATGGTTGCAAAAATGGATGCCATAACAGAGAAATTAAATGCCATATATGATCTGTTGGCAAAAATGACAGGTGAATTTGAAAATGAAAGTTCCAAAAATGCAGGTAAATTTTCCGCCATTGAGGATTCAATTTCAAAATTGGCGCAGATGCCAACGGCAGGTGCCATGAAAATTAATAAAAATGCATTGGCAGAAAATGCCATTGATGCGAAAAAACAAAAATTTGAACAATTAACACAAGTAATTAAAAATCTTAAATAAAAAAATATGTCTTATTCAGTTGGCACATTAGCCGCATACACAGAGCAAAACAAATTGCCATTGGTAACACAGGCAGTTTTTAATGCCAAAACACAATCCACCATCCCAAACAAAAGAGTGGGAATTAAATTCCAGGAGGCCATTAACCTGTTCAATACAGATGCGGTATTCCAGGCAGGAACGGCATGTGGATTTACCAATTCAGGCACCACATCATTTACGCAACGGAATATCCATGTAGGTGCAGTAAAGGTTCAGGAAACATTATGCCCAAGAACATTGGAAAACACATGGTTGGCAACACAATTGCAACAGGGATCCAATTATGAAGGTGTTCCATTTGAACAACAATTCATGGAACAAAAGGCCAAAAGGATTGCAGAGGCAGTTGAGGTGGCATTATGGCAGGGAATTGGCGCATCCGCAATTTCAGGGCAATGGACAACAGGCGCAACGGCAGATGCATCCGGCCAATCCAATTTGATTCGTACATCCGGATTGTTGTTGTATGCCGAATCAACAGGTGCCGGTATAACTGAATTAACCATTGGTGGTGCATTGAACGCAACCAATATTGTATCCGGATTTGAAGTTGCATATCAAAATACACCAATTAGCATTTTGAACAGGGATGATGTAACGGCATATTGTGGTTGGGATACATTCCGCATTTTGGTATGTGAATTGATACGCCAAACAGGTTACACCAATTTACATTCAGGGCAGGGAGATTTGGCAGGTGGTAATGGTTTGACAGGTGTGGGTGAATTGTATTATCCAGGAACCAATATGAAAGTTATTGCAGTAAATGGATTGAATTTCACGCAACGAATATTTGTATGTAGCCGCCAGGATTTATTTTTAGGTAGTGATTTGTTAAGTGATGAGGACACATTTAGAATGTGGGCGGATTATAGCGCAGATGATATCAAATTCCAGGCGGCATTGAAATTTGGTATTAACTATGCATTCCCATCCCAAATTTGTGTGGTTTTGGGTAATAACGCAGTACGGCCAAAAGTTCGATAATTGTTGTTTCACAATTTAAATAATATATCATGCCATGTGCATTAACAACAGGATATCGGTTAGGTTGCCGGGAATCCGTAGGAGGAATTAAAACCATATATTTTGCAGAGGCATCAACGATTACCGGCATTGGATTTAGTGCCGGGAATCGTAGTACAGGAATTGTAACAGGTGTGTCATTCTCAGGTGCATTGGTATCCGGATGGTATAAATACGATATGCCAAAAGCAGGGGCGCAGTTTACAGAAACATTGACAGGTTCACAGGAAAATGGCACCATATTTTATGCGGTGACATTGCAAATTATAATGAACCGATTGAAAACATTGGTTCGTAATGAATTGCGGTTGTTGAGCCAGGGCAGAGTGTATGCCATTGTAACGGATCGAACAGGAACGAATTGGTTTTTGGGTGCCAACAATCAATTGGAGGCAACGGCAGGAACGCATGGCACAGGTGCCGCAATGGGTGATAGAAATGGGTATGATGTCACATTTTCCGGCATGGAGGAAGAACCAATGTTTGAATGGTCGGGAACAATTAATACGGCATCAGGACAAATAATTGGTGGATAATTTGTATTTTTGAATCAGGTTTTTTGAAAGAGAATGGCCAGGGTAATCCCTGGCTATTTTTTTTGCTTTATTTTGTGGCCATGAACATATGTTTGATTTACAACAATGGCCATCCAAATGGATGTTCTTTGTATCGGTTGGAAATGCCACATGCCAAAATGCATGAATTGTATGGTGATGAAATACAATTTTTCTCAATTGATAAAATTGATGAAATGACAGAAGATCAATTGAGAATCATGGATTTGATTATAATAAATCGGTCATGGTCATCATTGATTCAATATGTGAAACCTGTTGCGGATGTATTGCGGAAATTTGGTGCCAAAATCGTTTTGGATTTGGATGATTATTGGACATTGCAACCAGGCCATGCATTTTATGAAGATTACCAAAAACGGCAAATGTCACCATGCATCATTGAACATATAAAGATTGCAGATCATATCACAACCACAACCAAATATTTAAGGGATGAGATTGTTAAAATCAATTCAAATTGCACCATCCTGGAAAATGTGCCAACGGATATGTATAAGCAATTTGAAAAGAAACCGGAACCATCTGATATAATTAGATTTGGATATTTTGGCGCATCCCAACATTTGGAGGATATCCAATCTGTTGCATTGGGATTTGAAAGGTTGGCGCATGATAAATCGTTAAATGGCAAATACAAATTGTACATGGCAGGATATCATGAGCAGAACAAAATTGGCCATCAGTATGAGGAAATATTTTCCGGTAGATATGAAAATGATAATTATTGCCGGATTGCAGGAACGGATGTGTATTCATACATTGGCGGATATAATTTTGTGGATGTAGGATTGGCACCATTGCGTTTTAATAAATTCAATGGGTTGAAATCTGAATTAAAGGTTGTTGAGGCCGCATGGATGGGTAAAACCATCATTGCCACAGATATTACCATGTACAGGGATGTAATTGAACATGGTGTGGATGGATTTTTGGTAAATCCAAAGAGGCCAGGTGATTGGCACAAATACATGAAACGGATGATGTTGGATGTAGATATGACCAGGGAAATGGCCAAACGATTGGAAACCAAAATCAGGTCAATGTTCAAACCTAATGATATCTGTAAAAAACGATTGGAATTGTACAAAAGTTTGAAAAACACTATTTAAAGATAAACGGCATGTTGTATTTTCAGAATGATGGCGATGATACATCATTAAATGTGTCCTGGCAGGAACGCAAATTGAATGCATATCCCAATTATAGGATGTATTTAAAAAACAAGGCAACGCATGATTCATTTAGTTTAGATTTCCCATGGTTCAATGATTTATCATTATATCCAACCAGGTATAATAAATTTCAGGCATTCGTTGAAGATAAAGATCCAGGCCAATACAATTATGATGTTTATGAATATTTACCAGGTGGCCAAAATCTGATTCCCAACAATCGTTTCATTGGCGCAGTTAATGGCATACCTGGTACATTGCCAACAGGATTATCAATTACTATTCCCACATCATTTCAAAGAGAGATATTAGGAATTAATGTAATCAATAACATTCCCTGTTTATCCGTTAGATTTTTTGGTACATATGTAACAGGAACAGGTAGTGTATTTTTGACATATTTATCAAATACCAGGGCATTTTTTAACCAGGTGTATAATCATTCTGTTTATGTAAGTAGGACAGGAACATTCCCTGGTGGTACAACACAAATGTATATGGATTTATTAAATATTTC